AAATCTTATGATCTAAAGAGATCTCCCAATGCTGCTGTCGCTTCAATGCGTGGCATGCGGTTAATAGCCGAACATATGGGATATGATCCTAAAGACCTAGTCATCATGCATGGCATCTCCGAAGAACTCCGAAATCCAGTTATTAACTGGAACGGAACGATATTGGATATGTTCTTGTGGCCTTCGGGCAACTCCCTAACCGTTTTCGGTAATGGTATGGAGAATGTATTGATGCAACGATGTGCTTATTACACCAATGGTGTGAAGGAGCACGGTTTGACTGAATTTCTTAAACTTGGAACCTACAGGGATAATGTTCACACCACTTCTTATGGAGATGATGGAAAATATGGATCCCACCCCCGAGTTCGATCTTTCACGAGTTTTTCTAAATTGAAAGAGTACTTTGAATCAGTCAACATGACAATTACCGATGCAGCTAAGAGTGATTCTCCGAAAGAATTCACACATTGTAATGATATCGATTTCCTTAAGCGGAAGAGCGTCTTTCACCCGAAATTAAATTTGAGGGTTGGAGCTCTTGTCGAATCATCAATTTGGAAGATGGGACACATGAGTACATCTCGTGAAGATCCCGAATCTGTGTGTATTAGTTCTATGACGAGTATGCTTATGGAAGGTTTTCTCCACGGAGAAGAATTCTATGAGAATCTACGTTCAGGACTCTCTAAAGTTGCAAAAGATCACTCATTGTGGAGTGACCAATTTGACATGTCGTACGATGAACGAGTGTCACATTGGAAGGAGAAGTACGGCTCCTAAATGCCGTACAACTGTGTGTACATGATTACTCATTTGTTTTATATATTTTATTTCATTTTTTCATTTTACATTGTGCATATACATACTTTCATATATATAAAAATAACCTCGCACTGGGTTTAAGCAGCCCCTTGTGTTGTACATATACCGCTTTCTATGAATACTAATAACCATAAGATTTTCAGTTCCGGCATGGCTGAAAACGCTCATATGAGTTCAGAGAACATGTCTTTCCGTGACAATAACTCCGGATTGATGGATGAACGTCAAGCATCCATGGACCCCACAAGAAATTTAGGGTTCAAAACAGATACCACACTTGACAGCTTCTTCAGCCGTCCTATTAGGATAGCTGACTTTACGTGGGATACCAATCTCCCACTTTACCAGCG